GCGGCGTTTTTTCGTTGGCTACTTACCCTAATAAGACCAAACCGCTGGGGTCGGTAGTTGGCCGGTGCGAATATCCAAATGGATAAACCGGCCTGAACCCTTCTGCTGGACGCCTATGCCGGTAAACCCCAGTTCGAGGGCGATTTTAAGCACTTGGTAGGCTTCCGCGCCCTCTACCCCTATGTCTGCCGCCAACCCCAACGAATGCGCCCCTGGGGCCGTTTTAACGATTTCTACGGGGTGCTTGGGGCAACGATACCCGCTGGTGATCCGCATGGGCTTACCGTATCGGTTCCGTAGTTCCTGAACCTTGGCCACCAACGGTTCGGTAATGCCGTCGGCCCCGCAATGCTGGCACTTAAATTCTTCGGCCTTAAAGTTGGGGTACTTGCCAAAATCAATCATCACCACCGGCCAAATTTTCTAATAAACGCTGTGACAGCCGAAAAGTCATCGGTCGGGCATAACTGCGCCGATCAGACCAGCCAAACCAAGGCCAGCAGCGATAATGGCATCGGATAAACCAGGGGCCATTGGAACGCCTAGGGCGGTCAGCAATAGCACCAAGCCGCGCCAAGTCGAGGGTTCTTTCATGCGCTCAAGTACATAGGTTTTCATAATATTTTCCTTTCAATGTTTGAAAAACGACATAACGTATCCGGCCATGGCAGATGCACCCGACACAATGGCCATTCCAACCCAAAAACCGCCACGGCCTTGATTGGCCAACGCAACCAGTTTTTCTAGGTTGTTTTCCATCTTGTCCATTTTCTTTTCCATGTCGTCAAATCGGCGCTCATAGTCTTGTACTTTTTGCCACAGTACGCCGTACTTAACTGGATCAATGTCCGGTTGTGAAGCCATTTACTGCCCTTTTCTTATTTCGTCTAATGTTGAACCAGCACCAGGTCTTAGTGCTTCTTGGGCTTCTCGACGTTCACGCGCTGACCGGATAACTCGTCGGGCTTCGCTGCCAATCGGATAGCCAAATGTTTTTAATCCCAATATGTTGCCAGCCTGTTCCAAACCACCGGCTGCTTTATTAGCCAAGTAGCCGACAAGGGTGTTGGAATTATTGATAAACGACCCACGGGGCTGGAATTGCGTATAGGCGGCGACGTTGCCTAAAGTTCGCAATTGCAACTGGCTTTCAGGATCAAAAATAGCTTCAAAGTTTTTAACGTCATCTAGTTTTTTGACGGCCTTGTTATAGTTGGCTTGGCTGAAATTTCCTTTGCCTTCAATAATTCCCGCTTTATCCGACAGCCAATTGATTGTTCCGGCCTTCATGTGCTGGTGGGCCACGGAATCGCGTCCTAGGGTTTCCACCATGGTATTGATGTTTTTGTTAATCCCATTGACCACAAACTTGTCGAAATACTTGTCAGCCGGTACAGCGTCATCGATTGCGGCTTTATAGGCAGGGTCTTTTTTCAGCGCATCAAATCGGGCTTTGGCTAGGCTGCGGGCTTGGTCGGCCAAAGGTTTGAGGGTTGCGGCCTCACCTTTAAGGGGCAAATTTTCCAAGGCTTCGCGCACAATGCCAGCGGCCATGGCTGCGTTGCCGTCACCGGCCCTTTCGGCCTTCCGAATTTCTGCGGCGAGGTTAGTCCGCATGGCTTCAAACTGTTCAAACGTCATCGGTTCACCGGCCTTGAATCGGTCTAATTGACGTTTGATTGGGCTGGGCAAAAAGTCGGTTTTAAGTTTTTTGCTCAACGCCCGTTCAGCGTTTGTTGCCAACCGAACCCCATCGACCGGAAATTGGCCACCGGCAGCATCTTCCAGCGCCTTGTAAGCGGCAGTCACTTCGGCGCTGCGAACATCATCCAGGGCTTTATAGGCATCAATGATGGCCTGGCTGGATTCGATGGTTTTGGTGGCATATACGTCCGGTGCGGCCTTTTCGCGGATTAGCGGTACGTTTTCCACCAACTGTCGGTTTTGTTCGTCAAATCGACGGGCAAAGTCAGGCTGACTTCCGCGCAAGTTTTGTTCCTTGGACAACTGAACAACGTCACCCGTAGATTGGCCCTTAGTCAGGCGCACAGGAATTGGCAACGAATCAGCCTCTAAGTGGCGCATGATTACCGGCGTGTTGGCTTTATCCAGGGGCAAATTGCCATACAACTGTTGGAATTCAGGGGTGGCCGTGGTCAAAGCCTGGCGAACAATTGCCGTATCCGGCACACCGGCTGCGCCCACGCTTGCTCTAGCGGCTGGTGGAATTGCAGCAGTAGGCGCACCAGGCGCACCAAGGGTCGGCGCTTTGGTCGGCATGGTGGTCGTGCCAGGCGCAATCGCTTCCACGGCCCTTGTGACGGGTCGTTGAATCACGCCAGGGGTGACTGCCTTGACCCCTTCCATGACTTTACCACCGGCTGCTTTTGCGGCCTCTGCGGCATATCCAACCTCACGGCTGACTGCCTGACCAGCCTTGGTGCTTTTTAGCCCTGGAACACCCGCCAAAGCGGTGTTAATCATATTTTCCGCATCGGCCTTGGAAACTCCGGTCTGTTTGCTGATCCAATCCGCGCCTTTGTCAAGGTTTTGGCTGACAAACTGCATCAGTTGTTGGGTGGCTTCGCCCTTATATTCCGGCGTTTCGGTGACGCCCAGCATTTTCCCAACCGGCTTGGTGTACGGCTCAACAGCGGTGCGGTAAATGGCTGCACGGCTTTTTTCTGCCGTTCCAGGCGACACAATGCCTAACCCTTCGCCAGCCCTCACAAACGGATAAGTAACTTCAGCGGCTACCGTTCCAGGCAAACCTTGAATTGTTCCCAAAACGGTATCAGCAAATCCAGCGCCGCGACGCAAAAATTTTTCTGCTGCGCTGGCCACTTTTCCGGTGGGCCGTGGTTGTGCTGCGCCTTCAGTTGGCTGGCCAAGAATTAAAGCACCCAAATCATCGGTTGGTGCGGCTGTTTGGACTTTGGCCGGTGCTGCGCCGCCGGTAACCTTTTGGATATATTGGCTTGGGTCTTTAGTCACAAACCCGCCATAGTCTTTTAAGGCTAACTCGATGTTGCCACCGTGGCGTTCAGCCAGTTGGCCAAGGTAAGTCCTGGCGGCTTCGCGGGCCTGGCGCTCATCAAACGGATTAAATTTGACGCCTTGCTTGTGCAGCATTTGAACCGTTTCAGGCAAAAACTGATATGGCCCCATGGCCTTGGTTTCTTTATTAACCGCCAACGGGTCTTTGCCGCTTTCGACCATTCGCAGCCGATCCAGCAATTCGTCACTAATGACGGCGGCTGAACGTCCGGCAGTTCGCTTGGGCGGTTCACCAAGGATCAATGCGCCAAGTTCATCCATCACAAACTCCCAGTTTCGGACAGTTTTTTCAGATTGTTGTACTTATTGAAAAATTCCTGGCGTTTCTTAGGATCAGTCCCAAGCAATTTGTCAACCAAATCTTTACGTTTTGCTGGATCGGTTTCGTCGCGGTAAATGTTCATTACCTCAAAAATCTTGGTATCAGCATTAGCGTTCCAGTTTTGCTGGAATCGTTTCATATTGTTGTCACCAAAACGCTCGGCAAATTTCTGTGCGCCATTGGCTTGCATATCTAGGTTTGTCTGATCGGCCTGAACACGGCGGGCAATTTGAACCAATACATCGGGCGGCACTTTAATCGTTCCGTTAGCCACGGCTTGCATATCCAATCCAGCCACGGTGTTGCCTACACTACCCAACGCTTGACTGTTCGATAGCGCCATGTTTGCCAAATCTTTGGCCAGCAAATCATATTGATCGCTGCTAATCGCCATGCGAATACGGCGTTCAACAGCGCCAGGGATACCGCCCTTTTCAAAGTACAGCCCGCCGGAAATGTCTTTAGCCTGTTTAATGACTTCCTCAACATTTCGCCGATTGGTTGCCAAATTGGTCTGTGCGCCAACAATTTTAGTTCGGTAAGTTTGACCAGCCTCGCGGTCAGCCTGTTCGCCAGGTTCAGGAATAAACGGCTGCGTCGCGCTTCGTACCGGATAGGGTAGATTGCGTTCTGCACCAGCGGGCGCGGCAGGGCCGGTAACGGGCGGCTGTATGCCACCGACAATTCCAACCTCTGCTCTTGTGGGTTGGGTTCCAGGCATGGTCTGTCGGGTAACTGTCTGACCCGCTGCTGTGACTTCGACTTTAGGCCCGAACACCGTTTCTTGTTCGGTCGGTTTTAGTAAAGTTTGTGCGCCTTGAATAGCCATGGATGGCAATTGCGGGCCGGATGGTATTTCTTTCCACGTTGTTTTGTAGGCATCAATCAAACGCGCCAAATCAGGATTGTCAGGGTTTTCTTTAGCCAATAAATCCATTTCAGCCAAATAGACGTTTTTATCTTGCACCCCAAGACGACCAAGAATGGCAAACCGCTGGCCAATCATGGATCGCTGGTCTTGGGTTAAGTTTTGTTTGGCTTGAATCGCTTGGGTTTGTGCATTACCTAGTGTGGTGTATTTCTGTATGTAATCCCCTGCCGTAAGCGGTGCAATTTTGGGAAGTTCAGCGTTAATTTTGTCAATATCGATCCGACCGGCAGTTTGGAAATTTTCAGGACGGGAAAAAAAGTCCATGGCTGCGTTGCGCTCACGTTCTTTTTGCTGCTCCAAACTCAAGGTAATTTTGCCTTGTTGGTAGGCTTGTGCGCCACGGGCGACATTTACCATGTCGGCCAGGCTCATCCCTGGGACTGGTTTTACACTTGTGCCAATAGGCTGGACGTCTAGTGCCATATTCTTATCCCTTCAACAATGCGTACATAAATCCTTGATTGCCAATGTTGCTCATAGCATTAGCATAGGCGTTGGCTGCGCCAATCTGACCAGCGCCCAAGGCCGTCGCTCCACCGATAGCAGCCTGACCGATGTTGGTTCCGGTGGTCATTGCCGCCTGATTAACCTGTGACTGTCCAGTTTGTCCGATGCCCGCAATACCGGCTAGGGTGTTGTAAATATTTTGTCGCTGGGCAATGACCTGTGGCATGGCCGTCCCAAGGGTGTAGTCGATGGCAAACTTTTGGGCTGCTCGATCTACGTTAGACCCGCCACCGCCGACGTTGAACATTTGCCGCGCTGCACCAGTTCCCTGTTGCATGGCAAATTGGTAGCCAGGGAGGTTTTGAATCTCTTGCGCTGAAACGGGCGCAGTTAAGCTAGGCAAAAGGTCTTGGATTCGGGTAAGTGCGCCGTAACCGGCTTCACGATATGGCTTTTGCTGTGCATTGATAATATCGAACATCTGCTTTTGAATATCAGCAGCATAGGTCGTCGCTTCGGCCTGGCCAGCAGCAGCACTTTCCGCAGCCCGCGCTTGACCACGCGCTCCCATGTAACCTAAAACGGCTGAACCGCCTATTGCTACGGCAACCCAAGTCATAATGTTTCCCCTTCCAATTCTTTCATTTTGCTGACTATCTGCTTCAATTTATTTGACGAATCAAATAACGCCGAATCGTCAGGCTCAATCAATTCCACTTCAATCTCATCCAAGTCGGTTTTGTCCGTCCGGTGGATGGTCACGCCAACCGCGTCGGTCAAGGCCAAAGTCACCCGTTTTGTCCCAGGTTGGCATTCCACAACGTCGCCAGCCTGTAATTTCCGCATTCCTGATTCTGTCCAGGCAATTATCTCGCCCTTGGTGCATAAAAAGAAGTGCGGCGCTTTGTGAACCTTGCCCACAATCAGCGTCCCAGCCGGTCTAAACACCCGTCGGCAATACATTCCTGGGCTAAAAAAATGTTCGGTTTGAAGGTCAGCCTGGGGCATTTTGACCATTTCAGATTGAAGCCGGTCAATCTGCTGGCGGGTTGGCACTTGGCCAATAATGTCCAAATCCATTAAAAGGTTCCCCCGCCAATACCGTTTAGGGCCGTCAGCAGCGTAAACGTGCCTTGGGCCGGAATAGCGTTGCCAATTACCGTGTTGTTGATCTCCCCGCCGTTGATGATTTGATATTCGACGGTTTGCGAAACAAACTGGGGGTTTTGCAACCAAATAATCCACTCCCGCGACGGCCTGCCCGTGGCCGGTTCGATAAACGGCGACGTGGGAAAGCGGATGTTGGTGGTGGCCATCAGTTGTCACCCGCTGATGCCTTCAGGTTTGCGGACACAATTACAGCCTTTACCGGATCGGTCACGGCCACCTCAAAAATCCGATCCCGCGCCCAGCCCAGCCGCCGCCAAATGGCTCGGTTTGTATAGTTGCCCTGACGTCCAATTCCGACCCAATGCTCGTTTGACCAAGTGGAACCGCCGTCATTAGACCAGCGCAGCATGGCCTGGGGGTTGTCGCCCTGGCCAGTAGTCAGCCCAACGCCAGGCTGAAACTGGATTTGAAATTCCTCGAAATACTGCCGCTGAAGGTCGGTTGTGATGTGAGGCGCACGACGCAGCCGCCGGATCGGGTTTCCGGCGTCGGTGTATTCGTCAAAGTTTAGGCTGTAAATCTTGCCGTTTTCGTAGTCGCCCACCAAGTTTTTATTGGCAAACGCAATGCAGTTCTGCCCACGGTGGCGCTTATAAACCGCGTTAGGCGCATCCCACCACAGCCACTTAAACCATTGGCCGGTAGCCAAGTCATAAACCCAGGTCAGGTCGATGCTGGGGAAGTTAATGACATAAAACTCGTGGCCTTCGATCTGAAACGACCAGGCCCGCGCATCCGACACAACTTGACCCACCAGACTATTTTCAACCGCATGGGTCGAAAGCCGCTGGTATTCATAACCTTTCATCATGCCGATGGTGGCCGTTCCCAAAGTGTCGCGGGCAAGAAACATAAAAGTTTCGGCAAATCGGACTATGGAAAATGGTGCGCCGCAACCATTTTGACTGGACGTTCCTGACACTCGCTGAAACGGAAACGTAATCAGGTTAGGAATTACCGTACCGACGTCGATCCATACTTCGGTGGTGACCTCACCCAATAGGTAAACCTGGCGGTGGTCAACTATTAAGGCCACCAGCGTGTCAGGCGACCCATCCTTGGCTCCGTATAGGCCGGTAGTGGACAAGGGTGACCCCAAGTCAGTAACCGCCCAGTTTTGGGTATTTGGCTCGTTATAAGCAATGTAGTTGTCCACCGTATCCACCACGGTGGCCCCTTGCCAATCGCCATCGGTTCCTGGCAGGGTCACAAACGTGTTGGTGGCCACAACGTAGTAATACCGACGTGGCCCATCCACGATGTAAGCCGTAAGTCCTTGGGTGGTCATTACGTTATCAGTAATGGATACGGGGCCGGTGCTGGTCAGTAGAGTTCCGACCTGGATGTAATTCAGGCTGGTGTCAATCCGATAGACCCGATTTCCACAGACTGCAATCGCGTACTGAAGGCCGGATAACGCCCGCATCCCTCGGATTTCCGCAGGGATCGGAAAGGTGATTTCGGTCACCAGTCCAGGGGTCGGATACAAGGCAACGATGCCCCGTTCCCCAGGCTGTTTAGTCGGGTCGATTTCAGGGTAAAAATTGATGCACTCCTGATCGTCTTGGTAGATAGACCTGGTGGTGTACGACGCGCCAACGAAACCAAAATCAGGCATTAGTTAAATCCCCCGTCGAGGATAAAGGCTGCGTCCTTGGGCCGTCCGGTCATCAGGACGTCGGGGTACTTGCTGACCTGTGGCGGTTTCATATTCGTGCGCTTAATTGTGGCTTTGGCTTGGGCGGCATAAGCGGTGATCTGCTGAATTTGGATTTGGCTAACCTTGCCGAACATCGGCATTAGGCGCTCGGCAAGACACCAGCGCAGCGCCATGTTGTAGCCTTGGGGAAACTGTAATGTTCCATACAGGTCGCCAAATTCTCGGAAAATGGTTTGCGTGAACAAGTGCATTTCGCCTTGGGCGGGGTTTGGCCACAGGTACACAATTCCTAACTGCTCGGACGGCTGGTAATACAGCGATTTGGGCCACGGGCCGTTCAAGGTCTTTAGGCCGATGGATTCGTATTCTTCCAGGCTCAGAATAGCAATAGGGTAGTCCAGCCCGCCCCCGTAGATGGGAACGCCGTTGGACGTGGTGGTGACCCGCACAAAGGCCGATTCGATGGTCAACGGGCGCTCGTAATAAGCCTCAATAATTTGCAACACCACAGGGGTGGTATGGCCACGGCTGACCGTATATGTCCCGCCCTCATTCACATTACCGCCCGCGCCCGTATTAAATGCCACGATAGTCGTTCCTGGTAGAACGCCAGGGCCGGTCAAGGTCATGCCCATGGTGATTGCGCCCTTTAGCACTCCGTCGGTCGGAACGGTCAGGGTCGTGCCGCTGATTGAACCCGTGAACCTAGCGAACACGTTGCCGCTAGGGCCAAGGGTGTATTGCACCTGATTTTGAACGCACGGAAACACAATTTCGGTGCGATAAAACACCATCATGTTTTCGTTTGACCATTGGGCAATCATGTCGTTCAGCATATCCAGCCCGTCTTGGGCTTCGTCTGCTGTCGGATTTTCGCCAGCGGCCAACGCGCCAATGTCTTTCATGGCGCGGGTAATGATGTTATATGGCGTGGTCATGCTAGACCTCTGCTTTCACCTGGGCGGCTTGATAGGCTGCAATTACGTCGGGCGTATGGGTAGCGGCGCAGATCGCTTGGACGCGGGCATCTTCATTAGCATAGTCATCGCCTGGGACAACGACATGACGATGAAATTTACCGCTGATTTCTTTGCCATCTTCCATGATTGCGGTTTTAGTGCGTACTTGAACGCTGCCGTTTTCAACTATTTCGATAAGGTCAACTTTAATTACTTTTTCTAACGCCATTTTGATTTCCAATCAAAATCAAGTTAAATTGTTTGCCGCAACTTTATTAGTTACGGCACCATTGATGCCAATGT